GTGAAGAAGAACCCCACCCTGAAAAATCCGTATGGCGGTGGGGCATGGTGGGTTGCCCTGATTGCCCTGTGTGGGCTTGCCTGATGCGGTTTGGGGTGGGTTGGGTGGTGTGGGTAGGGGTGGGGGTGTCTAGGGGTTCCTGTTGCCTCTTCTGCTGTTACATGAACGATGTGCTGGTAGTAGTGGTGATGCCTTGTCTGCTGGTATCAGGTGGTCTGCTGTCCAAGGGTCACCTGCTCTGGCTGCTTGTCCACACAACCAGCAGACCTGTGCTGAATCTCTGACTTGCTTGGCAACGCGTCTGTACTCAGCGTCATAGTGGCTCTTGTCCCTGTGGCGTTGGCGTTGATTGTTGCGTTGTAGTTCGCAGGCATCGCAGCGTGATGGGTTGTGGTGCATAGCCCCACAGGTGAGACAGGTGCGTGGGGGTCTAGGCATTTTTTTTCTTTGATTGTGTTTCTTGGTGAAGGGTGGTGGGGGTGTCATTTTTTTTTGTCATGACATAGAACTGTGCGTCAACTTCTATCGTGCCAGTCAGACCCATCTTGATAGTTAGTGCTTGTAGTCCTTCCCATTTCAGTCCTACCAGTTCACAGATTTGTTTCTGTATGTCTGTGTTGCGCACTGTGTATTCACTCATTGGGAATCTTCACAATCCAGGTCAAACCATTCTGCGCTTCTTTGAGTTCAGCGCGTAGGCGTTCAATCTCATCGGCTGCTTCTGCGTACATATCACGCAAGGTAATACCTACTGATGCGCTCAATGCTTTGTTGCGTTGTGAGTTCCAACGCAGATAGGCAACCAGTTCGCTTGGTGGTGTGAAGATGTCATCGTTGTTCATGATGCTTTGACCAGTTCTTCTTCACAGCAGTCTTGGTAGAAGTCTTGTCCCCAAATCTCTGATGGGTGATAACCCAACTTGATGCACCATTCATCAGCGTTGTAGATGTCAATGCCACCTTTGCGCCATTTGTCGCGTAGTCCTGTGTTGACCCATGCAAGACGCTCATCAGTTGTTAGGCGTTGTATCAGTGGTTCAGCGTCAAGTCTGATTTTCTTGTTGGGTGATGTGGTGCGGAATCGTGCGCGTTGTTCTGCTGCTGATGCTTTGCAGATGTCGCATCGGCAGTTGCGGTAGCGGTACATACTGATGCCGTGTTCAGTGATGTTCTTCTTGGTTCTGTTCATGGTTGGTTTCCTTATTGGGTTGGGTGGGGCATACACACTGCCACAACAGTTGGTCACAGCGTGTGCATCTGGTCATATTGGTGATGCTTCAACTTCTTCGTGATAGCCATTCAGGTCATCATGAACTTGTTGCATTGCTTGGTTGGCTCTGCGTATGCGCTCTTGAAGCGTGGTCACAGCATTCACTGCTTGATTGCGTTCATCAATGAAGCCTTGAATGAAGCGTTGAATCTTGATTGCTTCTTCTAATGTCATGCGCTCTGGTATGTCATAGGTGCGTACCATGATTGCGCCAGCAGGCTTTGTGTAGTCCTGCACAACAAGGTTGATTGTGATGTTCATTCTTCTTCTGTCCATTCTGTTTGTGCGTTGTCAATCTCTATCTTCCGCAGGGTTTGCTTTGATGATTCGCTTGATAGATAACCAGTAGCGATGCAAGACAGTTTGATTATCTCTACTGGTTCACCTTCTTCAGTGAATATAAGTGTTGGTTCATTCCGAAAGTTGATGATTTCAATGACCATGCCTATTTGCTGTGTCTCAATGCGCAGTTGCCGTTCTGCCATGTCATACCAAATGTAATCACGCAGTGAATGGTATTGCTGCTTAGTGATTTGCATTGTGACTGCGTACTGGCGCAGTAGGTGTTCTGATGTGGTCACTGTTCTTTCAGCCATTCTTCAAGTTGGTCAACACCATTGGGTGTTATGTTCACTATCTCCCAACCATTGACCATCTTGGCGAAAGCATCAAGTGATGTGCGTTTGCTTATCTGCTTGGCGTAGATGGCAGCACGCCAGCACAGGTATGCAAAGTCCAATGCTGTTGGGTCTGCCATCGCTGCAAGTGTTTTGCCTGACCAGCGTTCCCAATCAGCACAGACTTTCAATGTGATTGGTGACAGCCACACATCGCCATTGATGGTTGTGATTTGTGCGTGCATTGCCATCAGCGTTGTCTGGTCAATCGTGCGATTTCGTCACGCAGGTCATGGTTCTGCTGGTGCAGTTCTCGCACGCGTTGCTTGTTGATGGTGTTTTCATTGGCAATTTCTTTGAACGCTTCCCACAGAACACCACCAATGATGACTGCGACTAGTGGAAGCATGAAGAACAACCAGAATGCTTGGTCAAGGCTCATGGTTATCGGGCTTTCAGAATCTTGATGCGTTGTGTGATTGAACCTGTACTGCGACCCATCAGCACTGCAATGTTTTCTGGTGTTTGCTTTGCTTTGACCATGCGCAGAAGGTTCTTGTCATCTGTGGCTGTCCATCGTGCGTTGCGTGCTGGTGCTGTGCTTTTCTTGCGTGTGCGCTTCACAGGCTTCTGTGCTGCTGGCTTTGCTGGTGTTGCGCTGGTGATGGTGTTGTTGACTACTGGCGCAGGGTTGATGCGTGTTGCTAATGCGTTGCCAATCATGCGTGCTGTGCGGTTGATGTTGTCCTGCTCTGCTTGTGGCAGTTCACCAAACCAGTGTTCTTCCCACAGTGCCAGTGGTGCGTTGGTGGCTTTCTTCAAGGTAACTGTTGACCTGCGCAGTCCTTCTGTTTCTGCGCGCAGCATCTTCAGTGCTAGGTCAAGCGCAGTGATTTCTTTGCGCAGTTGTGTTGCTGTGTTGATTCTCATGTTCTGTCCTTTGTTTGTTGTTGATGAGATTTGTTTATCGGCTGACCTTGGTGCGAATGATGCGCTGTGCAAGACAGCCCCAATCCACAACCATGTCATATCGGTCTGTGTGCATCAGTGATGCTTGTTCTTCTGCTTGTTCCATGCGTGGTGTCATGACTGCGCTGAACTTGTCAATGATGACTTCTGGCATCAGTGGCATCAGTGTTTCTGATAGGCGCATCAGTTGGTACTGCATTGCGTAGTTGATGTTGTTTGGCTTGGTGGTTTTCATTGGTTGGTTTCCTTTGATGTGTGTTGGTTGTTATCGGGTGGCTTTGATTGCTGTGTATTCATCACGGCTGATTGCAACTTCTGTGAACTTGCCATCAACAGCACGAACGATGAAGTAGTTACCTGACCAATCGCCATAGGCGTTGGTGGCTTCTGCCTTGATGGTGTCATCAATGAACTGCTGTGCTTGCTTCTGTGTCTTGAATGAATGCTTGGTTGCGTGTCCATCAACAACCCATGTAAACGGATTGCGGTTCAGATAGGCGTTGCTGTTTGTCATTTCGTTTGACCTGCGAATTGCAACGCCATTGTGCATGACAGTCTTGGTGATGGTTGGTGCTGGTGTGTTGGTTTCCATAGCCCCATCATAACCACAACTGATGACTGGTTGTGGCATTGGGGGCAGATTCCCTGACAAGCCTTCAGAAGCCTTGCTGATGGCTGTGGGGTGGTTCAGCCCCTGCCAGCCCTGAAAGACGCTCACAGGGCTTCCTGACGCTTCTGGCAGGCTCATGACATTGCCTGCTTGACCACAGAGCAGATAGCCACCTGCGCTGCACGCTTGGTCTTGAAGATGCGTGGGTGATGGCAGAACCCTTCACGCTGGTCAATGACCTGCCAGCCCTGCGCCACGCGTGTGATGGGGAACTGTGACAGGTCTTTGCTGTCAAGAATCAACTGGTTGATTGGTGTGTGTGGCTTAGTCATCACATGACCACCTTTGTCTGAACAACTGCGCCATCAACAATGAGAAGGTTGGCGTAGTAGGACTTGCGACCATTCACGCGTTTGATTTCTGCAAAGTGTGACCAGCCAAGTTGGGTGCTGAAGTTCTCGCTGTGTTCTTTGATTTGAACAATGGTGAACTTGGTGTTGTTGTTGATGAAGGTGGTGTTGGTTTCCATAGAGACATCATAGGCATGGCTTATCAAGCAACACAACTACCCTGCGCAAACCCTTGTGGCGTAAGGGTTTCAGAACCTAGATAGGCTCAATCCCATGATGCTTGGTGTAATCAGATAGGCGCATCACAATCAGCCCATCAGACCAGCCATCAGGCATCGCCACCATCATGAAGGGTCTGTGGTCACCAATCGGGCGTGCCTGCTCTGACTGAACTTCACAGCGCAGAAACGCAGTCACCACTGGTTTGATTTGCGCACCTGCTTTGACTTCTAAACGCAGCGCACCACCCCACACTTCTTCATGTCTGCTGTTGACACCACCAATGCCCAAAGCCTTTCGTGCTTTGCGTGCTTTGTTGTCACCTTTGCTTCTGTTGCGTTTGCCCCTGCAACGATTGCAGGCACAGCCACGCACATGGCGACCATTGGTGATGTTGCCGAACAGGTCACACCCACATGGGCATTCACCTTTGCGTGCTGGTTCTTCTTCTGTCATTGTTCTTCTTCTGTGTCCATGAAGCAGCCACAAGAACCCCAATCATCTTTTTCAAAAAGTTGTGGTTGTACTTCAATGCGTTCACGGAATCGGCGCAGGGTCAGTGGGCGCATTTCACCCTTCACGGTTTCACGCATCATCGCAACATCTTTGCCCAACATCGTTCTGGTGCGTTCTTCTTCTTCTTCCCATTCCTTGAAGCGTTCAGGGTTCCACTGGTAAAGCAGTTTCCATGATGCCTGACCACCACGCACACACGCACCACCACAGTTTGCGTGGCTGAAGCCAACTGAATACAAGCGTGGTGGTTCAACGCCTAAGTCACGGAACTCTTGCATCAACGCTGATTTCTCTCTGTATGGCTCACGCATCAGTACAGCGTCAATCTGGTATGGCTTCCACAGTGGTTCTGAACGCTCAAATCTGTGTGGCTCTGTCCAATCAAAACCAAGATGAATGATTGTGTTTTCAGGGTCACAGTTGTGCTTTATCCAACGATTCAAGATTTCTGATTTCAAGACCTTGCTGCACACAGCAAGTCTGTTGTTTGGCACAACCCTTTTGTCTCTACCTACTTGCATCGGTGTTCTGCCATCACGCAAGACAATCCATTTCCATCTTGGTGATAAAAGTTTGGCAACTACTTCTTCAGCAAATCGCCAGTTGTCATCATCTTCAACCATTGTGTCAGCAGTGAGAAGTATCAGTTCATCTTCTGGTGCAGCGATTTGTTCAACCCTGCGTGCTACTTCTGCGCTGCCAATGCCAGTGCTGAACTGTACGCAGTGCTTCATGATTCGTTCTTCATTCTGTTGATGTGTTTGACAATTTCACTGTCTTGCAGTCTGCCAAACTTCACTGCTGTCTGCACAAGTATCAGCAACTGTTCTAAATCGTCTTTGCGTTTGCCTGCTTTGGTTTGTGCTGGTTCATCAATGCGCGCTGCTGGTGGATAGTTCACACGATGCTTGGCATGGCAGTAAGGGTGGCAACGATTGCGTTGTGCGTGAAGCATGAACACATGACCTGACTTGTGCAGGTTGGACAGCGCACCAGAAACCTGACCATGATGCAGGTTCATCAGGGTTGCTAGTTCTTTCCATGTCAAGCCTTCAGGGTGGGCTTCTAGGTGCGTTAGGACTGCGCGTGCGCGTGCTGTGGCTTCACCAGAGCGTGCTTCATTCTGTGCGCGTTGTGCGCTTGCTGGTTGGCTGACAAAGCCTGCTGTGCCTGCATAGGGCAAAGCATCGTCATCAGCAACGCTGAACAGGTCTGGCTGGTCACTCATGTGGAACCTGCTTGCCCCACACTGGCGGTTGCCAAGTGTCTGTTGGGTCTTTGCGTTTTGCCACACGCACAGTGCCATCGCTGACTGTGTGAATTAGCAGTTGTTCATCTGGTGTGGTGACGATGTACGCACCAGTGAATCGCAAGTCATCTTGTCTGCTCATTGGCACGCGTACCAATCTTTAGTTGTGCAGTGTGCAATGCCATCTGCGTAGCAAATCGCGTTGCCATCTTTGGCGACCCACACCAGTTCTTCATCTTCTGCGCAGTATTCGTTGATGAAGCGTTCTGCATCAGTTGCTTTGATAACTGGCTTCTCTGTCATGGTCTGCCCACAGAAGTGACACTTGCTGCGCTTGGCTTGTTTGGTACTCACCACTTCACCTGCTTCAATCCTGTGCGATTGATAATGAAATCGCCACTAGCAATGCGTTCATCAATCTCTGCGATTGCATTGGCAAGTGTTCCGATGCCACCGTAGTACCAAGTGCAGTTTGGGTTTCCATGTTGAATGGTGAATACAAATCCAAGTCTTGTTGACTTATGAATGATGATGCCACGATACGAATAGCGACCTGTTTTTAGTTTGATTGGCTTGGTGTTGGTGTTCATGGTTTGGTTTCCTTTGATGTGTGTTGGTTGTTACTTGGTAAGCATTGCAATGATTGCGTCACGATGCGCGATGTCATCAGCAGTCATTTCAAGTCGGGCATCAATGAGAGCCTTCAGACCCTTCAGGGTTGGGTGTGCGAAATTGCCACAAGTTGTCTTGTAGAAAACTTCACCATGAATGCGACCACCAAAGCCACTTTCTGTCTTGATGATTGTGTAGTTGCGGTATGTGCGTGTTTCCATACAGACATTATAAGCACACCTAATCAGAGATATGCAACTCATTCTTCAAACCCTTGTGGCGTAAGGGTTTCAGCCCTGCCGATATTGGGAAACTGCGCCATTTCTCCCTGCCCTGCACCCCACCAAAGCAGCGCACAGACCCATCAGGATTGATGCCCCGATACACAAAGACACCACGCAAACCAGCAACCTTGAAACGGTCACCATCACTGAATGAATGGGACACCATCAGCACCAATCTGAACTTCTGATTCACCCTTCTTCAAACGCAACAGCGCATCAATCACTGTCTTTGCTTGTGGCACATTCATGTCATCAATCTTCACTTTGAAAGAATCAACAATCAACTGTTCATCAACTTCACATTGGTGCAACAAGTTGTTCATCAGCGTTGCTTGTGCGTCACTGCGTTTTGGTGCTTGGCGTGTGTTGGTTGATTGTGGTTCAGGCTTGCGTTCTGGTGTTTGTGTTGCGCGTGGGACACGCACTGCTTCTTCATGCTTGGCTGGTGCAGTGACTGGTGAACGCTCAAATGTGTCAGCGTCAGGGTCTGCTTCATCAGTGGGCAGGCACAATGTCTGCAACAACGCTGTGCGATAGGCAACGCTCATTGCTTTGGCTGTGGCTTTGTCACCACTGTCCATGCTCTCTGCGCTCACTGTGGCTTCTACTGATGAACCATCAGATGCGTGGAATGTGTATCGCACCATGACGCGTGCATGACCCATCACTGTTCTGTTCTGTCCAACCTGCACAGATTCATACTCACTGCTGATAACTGTTGGTATGCAGAACACGCCATGCTTGCGGAACGCTGGTGACACTGCGTTGATGACTGCATCAATGCCCCTGAATGAAAACTTCTGGTGGCTGTTGAACTCTGCTTTACGGACAGCACCAACATCAGCCATCACCAGTGCTAATGCCTTGAAGATTTGTGGTGATTCGCTCATTGGTTTTCCTGCTGTTCTTGTGCGATTGCTGCGCGGTAATGCTCATAACCACAGGTACACATACAAGCACCCCTGCAACCTTCAATGCACCCACCTGTCATCGTGAATGCGCCTACGGCAGCCCTACGCCAGCCACCACCTATCTGCTTTGCTTTGAATAGTTCTTTGCGCAGTGATGCGACTTCCAACATCAAATCTTCAATCTGGTCTTTCATCGTTTGTTCATCGCTCATATTGCACCCTTTACAACGCGCATCACTCTGAATGATGATTGCTTCTGGTACTTCTTTGCCAGTTCTGGTTGTTCTTCCAACAAGGCTTTCTGGTCAAAGCGTGTGGTGCTTTGTGCTTTGTAGGTGATGATTTTGTGTCCATCAATTGTGCCTGATTCGTGGTTGCGTATCAGGTTTGCTAATGCGTCTTTCAGTGTTTGTTCTTCATCTGCGTATTGCTTTGCTAGTTCTTTGGCTGTTTGCCAGCGTTGCACCAGTTCAAGACCTGCTGCGCCTAGTTCAATCTCACCTGCGTCTGGTGTGGGGTGCAACTGTGCAACCTGCTCTGCTGACAATGGGACATCTTCTGGCAATCGTTCTTCATCAATGGCTGTGCAGAACAGTTCAACCTTGGCAACCATGTCTGCAATGGCTTCATCATCTCGCAACACATCAAACATGGTGATGCGCAGTTGACGGTCAAGAACAATGAAAGTCACTCTGGTGGCTTCTGTGCAGTGCATCTGTGCTTGTGCTTGCCAGAACCATTCAGGCAGGCATTCATCACCTTGCACCCAACCAGTTGTTGTCTTGGCTTCAAACAATCGTGTGCTGTCATTCGTGACACCATCAAGGGTGCTGATGATTCTTCCGTTCAGATACATCATTGCTGGTGTAACAATCAGGCTTCCGATTTCTGCGCTGGCGTAGTCAAGCAATCCTTGTTCAAGGTATGTGCCACGCTTCATTGCTTGGTTCTGTTCACGCACCTGTGGTGGTTGCAGTTTCTCAATCGCTAGGTCAATGATGTTTTTGTATGGGTTGACACCCATCACTGCTGACACTTCTGATGCACCAACGATTGTCTTGCCATCGTGCTTGTGGCGTGTCTCTAGCCATTGAAGGCTTCCGTGTTCTGGCTTTGGTATTGATTTCATACAGTGATACTGACAGAAGGGTGCGTCACAGTTCTGAATACCGTTGGTGATAAATGACAATGCCTGTGTGCGTTCTCATTTCAAGACGCACACAGGCAGTATCTTTGTCAACGCTTGGGGGAAACGGCAACGGCAGCCAATCAACATCACTGTCAACAGCAGCCACTGTTCATTGTATCGGTGGCTGTTTGGGTAACTGTCAACGGAAAGAAGAACAATGAACAACAACATCAGTGCCGATAACTATTTCAGCATCATTCCTGAATGGGTCTTATATGCAAACATCACTGCAACTGCTGTGCGCTTGTACGCAACATTGCAAAGATACGCAGACAAAGAAACTGGTGCGTGCCACCCATCACGCGCAACGCTGGCTGCTAAGTGCAACTGCACAGTGAAGTCAATTGACAGAGCATTAGCAGAACTGATTGACATTGGTGCTGTGCGTAAGCGTCAACGCGTCAGTGCGAATGGTGACCTGACATCAAACCAATACACAGTGATAACTGTTCCGCAGGTAGCGTCAGAAATGTCCCTACCTAGCGACAAAATCACCCCTACGGGTAGGGACAAAAACGACACAGAAACCATAGTCAGTGTGAAACAAAGTCATGAACGCACTGCTGCGCAGTCAATCGCAGAAAACTGGTGGAACGCATACAAGAAGCGCACTGGTGGCAAGACCCCAACAGGCAAAGGTGCATGGCACGCTTTGATTGCTGTTGCTGATGGTGCGTTGAAATCTGGTTGGACAGAACAACAGGTCACTGAAGCGTTGATGCAGTGCAGTGTTCCTAGTGCAGTGATGCTTGACATTCAGTTGAACAAACTGATTGCGACACCCACAGCCACGATGCGTTCAGAGCCTGTGCAGAAGCGCAGGTTGCCACGCATCGCAGGTGATGCTGGTTGTGTGCAGTGTGAAGGTTCTGGTGTGTTCAGCGTGTTCAACGATGCAGACCAGCAGTGGCAGTCAAAGAAGTGTGGGTGCTACACAGAATCTTTCCTGTGAAAAGCAAAAGCCCCACCCATGACAGGTGGGGCTGATGCGTGGTGATTAGTTGTTGTGATTGATGCCAGCAGAGACACTGCACGCCATTGAGTAATTGCCCAATGGGTAGCAGTATTCGCGACCATCGCGAACCTTGATGCCTACGCGCTTGATGTCATTGAAATACTGAAGCGTGACAAACTTTGCTGTGCGTGAAATAACTGTGAACTTGAAGATGCAGTCATAGTCACCGATTGACCTTGCTGAAACTTCTTCGCCTGCTGTGAACTTGATGATTGTGTTGGTTTCCATGCAGACATCATAACCACAACTAATCATGGAACACAACCACCTTCTGCAAACCCTTATCAGACAAGGCTTTCAAACAGGTGACAGGGAACCCACACAGCCTGTGCCTAGGGTGGTTGCACCTTGTCCCCGACATAGCCACCACAGGTGGTCAGAACAAACCTGCAAAGCGCACCAGACCCACAGCCAGACGCGCTGTATGGCTCTGTGAGACACGCAAACGCCAGTTGGGTCTAGAGACAGCCAGACACCCTGAAACACCCATACAGCGTGGCAGTGAAAGCAACACATGAAACACCCCATCTTGCGCATCATCATCATTGGCGTTCTTCTGAATCTGGTTCTAATGGTCTGGTCAAACAGCAATGCAGATGCAGCCCCAATCAAAGGGTTGCCCTGTCCTGAATGGCACGATGCGATGCGCAAGGCTGGTCTGCCAGTGCGCTTCTTTGCACCTGTGATGTGGCGCGAATCGCGCTGCCAAGAAAAGGCAGTCGGGTGGAATTACAAGCAAGGCAAATCACACAAGAACTGCAAGTTGTCACCAGTGCGCACCTATCGCAGATGCAGTGCAGTCAGGTCTTATGACCTTGGCTTGTTGCAGGTCAATAGCACATGGAAATCACTTACAAAGCGTGTGTGCAAATCATCAGATGTGCTGATACTTCTGAACAGTGAATGCAACCTGAAAGTTGCAGCAGTTCTGTGGGACAATGGTGAAGGCAGTTCTCACTGGCGTGCAACAAGCAACGCTAGTATTCATAATCACTAACCCTTCTAGGACAGGACAGCACACCATGCCAAAGAAACATGAAGTATCACCAGAACAATTGAAGCAGTGCGCAACAGTGCTACTGACAGCACGCATGACAGCAGGCATTAGCCAGCGTGAACTGTCAAAGCGCATCAGCGTCACACAACCTTTGATTAGTTCATGGGAGAAAGGCAAGTCATTGCCAAGTATCAACTATCTGGTTGCGATTGAATCGGCTCTTGAATCAGTCAAGGGTTCAATCATCATGGCTGTTGCCTACGGGGATACACCAACAGAAAGTTGACGCATGGCAGAAGTAAGTGTTGAAGATGTTTGGAAGCGTGAACGCGTTGCACGATTATCAACAACACCTATTCTGCGTGTAGTGAATGACCTGCCTGTGCGAGATGCAGCAGACCTACTTGGCGTGAATGTAGGAACGCTTATGAAATGGCGTGCATCAGATGGTGAAGCCACGATTCACTATGCACGCGCTGACAGAATCGCCATCAGGCTTGGTTGCCACCCATCAGCGATGTGGGGCAGGGAATGGTGGTCACTCTAAAAAGGTTTCCACCTGCGCAGTTGTTTGTTGGTTTCTTACCTGCGCAGGTGGATTTGTTTTAGAAACACAAAAGCCCCACCCTTACAGGTGGGGCTGATGCGTTGTGGTTTCTAGTTGTCGTTGAATCGGTCTGTGCTGACAATCTGTGCAGGTGCTTCATGTGCCTTGGTTGTTGCCACTGCTGTGACATAGCAAGAAGTCATGCCAGAGAAGCCACGACCACCACCACAGATTTGTGCGGTTGCTGGTCGCAACACTGAACCTTCAACGAATCCTTTGTTTGCGATTGTTGAACGGCGTGCAGGAAAAGCGTTGATGAAGATGCTGAGTGACTTTCCGTTCTCATCAACAAGCAACCAAGACTTGCCACCAAACTTGTTGTCAATCAACTGTGCAGGAACCCAATTGCCTTTCAGGTCAAACAATGCAGGGAACTCAGCAAGACCATTGTTGTCTTGAATCGTTGCTTGCAGATTCAGTTTGCGTGCTGTCAGTTGGTTTGCTGCTTGGCTGATGAACCCATCAGTGTCGCAACGCTCAAATGAATCGTGCGCTTCTTGTTGTGCTGCAATTGCTTGCTGACGAAGTGCGGTTGATGTGGTGGTGGTGTTTGTTGTTTCCATACCCTGAATCATAACCACACCTAATCAGGCAACACAACTACCCTGCGCAAACCCTTACAGGCTAAGGACATGACTGAAGGTGGGCAGGGCTGATGGACAGCAACCAGCCCCACCCATGACCGTCAAACCTGCAACGCAGGTGGCGTGGCATCACCAAGACAGAACTGCCAATGCCATGCTTCAAACTCTGGTGACTTTGGATTGTCACCCTGAAGGTAGAAACCATATTTGGGTGCGTTCTCACACATCCATTTGAAACCCTTTTTGGCTGAAGCCATGCCAACGATGTTGCCACCCTTGCCTTCAACAGCCAAGTCAATCGCAAGACCCCAACCATGATTTGAACCTGACTTGCCTGTTGGGTCTGGTGCAGCCGATGGTGCTTTACCCTTCTTCAGAATCCATGTCTTGCCTTCAAACTTGCGTGTGACGGTATTGCGCTTCCCTAAGCGTGGGTCATTTGGCTTTGCGATTTCGTAGCGGTCTAGGAACATCTGCAACTGTCCTTCATAAGAACGATAGTCACCAATGTTTCTAAGTGTCACGCCATTTGCTAACGCATCTGCATACATCGCATTGAATGCAACAGCAGCAGGCTTCACCATTTTGCCACCAGTAGCGACACGCTCAAGAAGTGTCTTGTTCAACCTTCCGTTGATTTCACCCTTCAAGCAAGAAGGCAACATCAGTTTGTGATATGGGTATTTCATCAGGCTTCCTGATTCTTTTCTGGTGGTGTAACACCTGTGAACGCTGCGTTGATTTCGGCTGTGGTCAAATTGCCATCAACAGAAGCACGCGCAAGACGCTCAATGACAGTCACTACTGCACTGATGCCTGCAAGCATCGCTGACTTAGCAACGGGAATGCCACCAATGATTGATGCACCACCAATGATTGCCATTGCATTGACCACGAATGTGCTGATGATTCTCTGCACAATGCTGATTGCTGTTTTCATTCTTCTTCTTCTCCCGATATAGCCAGCGCAACGATGTTCAGAAGTAGTGCTACTGCGCTAATCCATAAACCCATCTTGCGTGTTTCACCTGACAAAGTGATAAGCACAAGAGCAGTACCAGCCAGTGTCCACACCAGCCCTGAAAACTCACCTGCAAATCGCTTCATAGTTTTCTAGTCTCTCTCATCTTGTGTGAATCCTTGAATCAATTGCGCCTACCAGATGACACAGGAACAGCCGACAACAACGCACCAGCAGCAATGACAAGTCTGCGTGTGCTGATAGGAACTGTTGACCCAATAGGAACATACGAATCAACCACACCATCAAAGATGTTGACTTGTTCTTCAAACGATTCACGCACAGCCACAGGTGCATCTTGTACTGCTTCAACTAGTTCAGCAGCCTGTGACGCATCAAGGGTTGTTATGTCAAGCGCGTCAAAGATTTCTGATGCCTGTTCTGCTGTGATGGTTTCAAGTAGTTCACCACTGGTTGCCAGTGCCAAGGCTGTATCTGATGTGATGCCTGCTTCAATAAAGGTATCTACGGCTTCAATGATTTCTTCTGGCGTTGACTCATCAAGGTTGTCTATCAGTTCTAGTATTTGGGTTTCAGTTTCAGTTTGATTTTCAGGTGGGGGTTCCAATGTGGGTTCTTGAATTGGCAGCGTTGTTGTTGGCATCGGCAGTGTTACTGCTGGCGCATCGGTTGATGAAGTTGCAGGAACAGTTGCGACAGGAACAGATGAACCAAGCGTGGTCACAGGCTGTGTGGGTTGCGGAACCACAGCAGCAACAGTTGTCGCAGTGGTATCAGTGGTCTGAGGAACCTCAACAGGAACAGAAGTCTGTACCACCATTGGTGGTGAAGTTCCCTGAAGATTGGTAGTTGTAGGGATTTCTGATGTTGTCGTTGTTGGGGCTTCTGTTGTTGTGGTTGCTGGCTCTTGTGTGGTTGTCGTGGTGGCTATCGCACTGATAGTGAACGCTGATGCAGGGATTGTCTGCCAGTATCCATCAATGTCCCATTGCAGATTGACCCATGCGCCACCGCCATTTTCATAGAACCAAAGTGTGAATGGTTGAGACACATCAGCAACCATTTGAACAGGTGCGCTGAATGACCCACCGCCACCCTTGTCACGCCAATCATTGATGATGCGCTGCTCTGATAGGAACATCTGCACACCGTCATCTGCTGGTGCGTAGAACCTGACATTGGCTGTCACTGGCGCAGTGATAAACCCTTGATATCTAACGATGAAATCTTCATACAGATTGAACACAGGTTGCGCATCAAAGTTGTCTTGCACATCATCAGTGATGTATTCACCTGTTATGGCAGTGGTGGGTGGTATTGGTGGTGAAGCGTTGAAGCCACGATTGTTCCAAACAGTTACGCTGACTCCGTTTGTGTTTTCTGCTTTGGCGTTTCCATTCGCAAACAATAAGCAAATGAACGCCAGTGCTGTTCCTAGGCGTATCAGTCTTTGTGTGCGTGCCATTCAATGTGATTGCCTAATCTGCTGTCAACAGTGTCTATCTTTTCTGCAATGCGGTCTAGTTTTTCTGCGTTGCTTGCGTGGTCTTTGTTGTTCTGTCGGCGTGACAATTCAAGCAGCGTCACAATCAAAGTGACCGATGCACCAATCAACGCAACCACAACTTCAGTAGGCATTATGCAGGCAACTCTTTTTCAGGTTCAGCAGTTGGTGGTTCGGTAGCAACTATTGTTTCAGCATCTATCTCATACACACGCAATGACCCTGTTGACCAGTCATGAACGAATTGTTTTTGTGTTGACATTGTTAGTTCCTATACCCAAAGACTTGATATTCAACAGTTGCAGCACCAGAGTTTGTAAACAACTGAAAACCTGTGAATTGATTAGTTGTTCTGTTCGCACCGCCCACGATGTATGGAAACGAAAAGTTAGCGTTCAAGATTGTTCCTGTGTGCATAGTAAAGGCTTCTTTGTTTGGGTTGTAAATGTCAAAAGATAACGCCGTCATACTTGCTGAAGCAATACCATAGAACAAAGGGTCATTATTTGAACGCTGATAATACAGTGTTGTATCAGCAGCAAAGTCTGCACCAATTCCTGACTGGTAGTAGTTAGTTATGGTTGGCGTTGTCCCAACTATGTACCGCATTTCAAGACGATTAGTTCTATCACGGAAAGTGCAGTTCAGAAGAAGTCTGTACTGTTTATATGTGCTGCTGAATACACCAGTGACATTGACAGGGGTAGGGTCTAGAGAGAGTGTGCCACTTGCTATATAAACAAGACCACTAGAAACATTTGCTGTTGTTTGCAATGCTGTTGTTGTAACCCAATTGCTACCGTCATAGGTCTGCAATACATTCAAGTCATCAATGTAGCAATTCATACCTTCAGCAAGTGTTGGTTCACCAGCACCACCAAACGCTGCGTCACGGGCTGTCGTAGTAGCAAAACGCATAATTACTTGGTCTGCTAGATAGTTGTTCACATCATCAGATGAGAGTTTGCTAAACGCAGGGAACTTCTTTGCACCAGCACCAGCCATGACTAGTTCTCGCTTTCAGGTTGAACAATGTTTGATTGCCATTCTTCAGGTGTGTTGCCATCTGCAAGCCACTGTTGATAGTTGGCGTACAAGCCTTCAGTGTCGTTTGCTGTGAATGTTCCGCTTGATGTTTCGCTTGAAAAGTGAATGCGGTCATCTTGAATCCAATAACGAATCTTCATAGTTCTGCACTCCATCTCAACCCTTTATCCAATGAATTGACAATTGCGAATCCACCATAGCCAAGCGTTGGTGATGATGTTGTTGTGAAGTTCACAATTGCACCTGTTGAGTTGGCTTGATATTGGCTAGAAGTAGAAACAGAGTACAAATTAGCAGCCGTGTACACACCATATGTGCCACTGTCTAGTGTGAATGAAGTTGGTTCTATCCTCATAGGTACGGGAAATCTAATCGTCATCCAAAAAGAGTTGACATTATACCAATGCCCATCACTAATAGGTTGGTCTGACGCTTTTCTAGCAGTAATCATGAAGTAGTAACGCTGACAATCTAAAAACAATTCAGACATTGTTTTGCGTTCAAACGGTGTAGCCAGTGACCCAACTTCCAACTGCACATCAGTGATGTACAAGAAATCACCAAGCGTTGTAGTCATGTCATCGCACCAGATAAACACTGCAACATTGTTTGTGCTGGCTGTGTCAAGCGTGGCTGTGATGCTGTATCTAGTCCATGTGTTTGATGGGGCAAGGTTCTGTGGTGTGTTCTCTGCTGTCCAATTCGCTGCAAAAGTTGGTGTGACACCATCAGCACCCCACGCAGAAACAACATCAGAAGTCACCGTGTCAGCAGTGCTGTTCCACGAAAGAATCACAGCCTTCAAATTACCAATGCTAGAACCACTGGTGCGTGCGCTGAACGAAAGGGTGACAGGCTGGTTGAACATTCCAACAATGTTGCGCTGCTCAATGATTTGAATGATTCCAAACTTCTTGTTCACTGTTTCAACATCAAGACCGATACTGAACAGACCAGCAGTGGGTGCAACATTGGCTTGCGTTACATCAACTATGTCATTGCCATCAGATAATAAAGTCCACCTATCAAGGGTGTAGGTGTCGTCATTGTTTGCGCCAGCAGTGAAAGAAGTGCCACGCTGCGACACACGCATATCACCATTGATGAGACGATTGCGACCCATGCCCAAAGCAAACAAGGCTAGGTCAGAGCGTTCAGCAAGGTTCTCCATTTGCGTAGCACCATCAGCCACAAAATCTGTGGGTTCAGGATATGGAATTGCAAAGTTTGGTGTTGTTCCCATTGTTTCCTAAAGTTGTGTCCAAATAAGATTAGTCCATGACACACCAATTGGTGCGTTCTCCCATGTCAGTTCTGCTGTTACTTCTTGCCATTCTTGGTAGAAACCAACAGGTGAGAAATACAAATTGATTGTGTGAACTGATGGTGTCAGTGTGTGTTCAATTCCTTCAACATAAAGATTCTTGGTGACCACTGGTGGCGTTCCGTATTTGAATGACTTGGTGACAGACACAAATGAACCAATATCAATCTGGCTTACTGATAAGCGTTGTGCATCTGTTAGGCGGTACATATTCAAACCCAAACCAGTGAACCAATAGTTAGGGTCAGGTCTAATCAGATAGTCAGCAAGCAGTTCAGCATCAGCATTCGTTGCCAATGGTGATTCAAGAGACACACCCTGCAAGCCATAGATGTCTTGTGAATTGGTGTCCTGCACAACCTGCAATGTGGGTGAAGGTTCAGAAGGGTTAGCAATAACGATGATGTCCACATAATTCACCAGCGAATCAGGGCGAATGGAACTAGAACGCGCTACATCACTCATAGATTACTTCTAGTGATTGATAGGTGATTGATGTTGCTAGACCATCATCGCTGAAAGCAATCGTTGGTGATTCAGTGGTGGCTTTGGGTGTGCGTGCTTCCCACACCAGCGCACCGTTGCGGTCAATGTAAAGCCTTCCCTGTTCGGCTGATTCAATCAATGCGTTGAAGTAAGCCAGTGGGGTTTGTGAACTGACTTCAATGCTTGACAGGTTTGCAACACCTTCAGCGATGATGGGTGCAGGGTCAGTGGGGTATTGGATTTCTGGCAGACCAAGTATGCGGTCAACACGCGCACCAGACTTTTCTGCTGGTGGCGTGAACGCAGTGATGTTGGTTGTCGTCAAGTTGATAGTCGCATCAGTTGCAGTAATCGTCACAAGGTTGTGGTTGTCCAAATCAAACTGTGTGTCATAAGACTGAATCAAACCATTGAACAGATACTGCCCATTGCGACTGATGCGCACCTTTCTGCGTGGCTCAAAGCCCAACCTGCCACGCTCTGTGTTCCAATACGGGCTTGCGGTATTAGCCACATTGAACTTGTCCTGACCAAGCAAATCATCAACAATTATCGTGCAAGTACCAGCACCAAACTGTGCGTCTTGACTTGTCCTGCCACGCTTGATTTGAACATTCACCACATACTGCGTGACATCAAAGAAGGTTGTGCTGCCATCAAGAAAATCTTCATCAAGAATGCCTAGGTCATCATCATCAAGAGTAAAGACATCTTGATAGAACCCTGCGTCAAGTTCTATCTTGTATGAACCCAAATCAGATAAAGCCATTACGCAACCTGAATGTTGATTGCACCAGAACGGCGATTGAACTTGCGCAACTCACCAACGATGACATCAGGCAAACTGGCATCTGCAATCTTGCTGTTGATGGTGATGTTGTACACATCGCCACCACCCATGCCACCCAACTTTGACAAAGGTATGACGGCTTCTGGTTCCCCACCCTCGCCTATCAGACTGAATGTTGGACGGGTCACAATGCCACCCTGACTAAGCGTGGCAAGACCACCAACGCTGAACCCTGAAAAGTCAATAGCAGAGAAATCAATGTTGGCGAAATCAGGCATAGAGCCACTAGCAGCAGGTGCAGAGACAGTCACAGGTGCGTTCAATTCGCCAAGCAACCTGTCTGCTGCTGCGCGTTGCTTCTTAGTCAATTTGCCTTTTGCCTTACGCAACAAGATTTCAGCCTTAGCAAGATTGCGTGTTGTTTCAATCTCGCGTTCTTTAGCGTCACGCACCCTGTCAATGGCTTCTACTTCTGCGTCTTGCGCTTCAACCAACTGTTGCAATGCAGTCTTGTATGTATCGCTAGTAGTAGCAGCACCACTGACAATCTCATTCAGATTCTCTTGCGCTGTTGTCACAGCCTTTGTTGATTCAGTAACTGCTTCTTGTGCTTCAGTCAGAGCCATTCGTGCTTCTTCCAAAGCAATTTCTGCTTCAGTTATCTCACGCGCATTCCCACCTTCTCTAGCAGTGGTCAACGCTGTTTCAGCGTCAGTGACAGCAAAGGTTGCCTTAGTCAAATCAAAGCCAGCCTGCCTTGCTTCTCGCTGTGCCTGTGTCAATTCAGTTTGTGCAGCAGACGCTTCAGCACTACCAGCACCATAACCACTAGCAATGCGGTTCAGTTTGGCTTGTGCATCAGCAACCTTGTCTGTGGCGGTCTGCAAAGTCTTTTGTGCATCAGCAGTATTTTTCAGCGCAGAACGCAAGTTCTTCTGGTCTGATGTGACCTGCCTTGCAGATTCAGCAAACTTCTTGAACTTGTCTGCAACGGTTTCAGCAGCCTTGCCAAGACCACCAGAACCAGCACCACCTTCATTGCCACTCAAAGACTTTGCTACCTGTGCAGTACCTGATTCAAACATTCTGAACTGTGCAGCACTGGTCTGTGCAGTCTTGCCCAATCCACCAATCTTTGCGCCAGTGATATCAAGTGCAAGATTTACCTTCTGAAGTTCATCAATCTTGCTTGTGAAGGGAATTGCATTCCACGCTTTAATCAGAAGATTAATCATGCCAATGAACCTATTGATGAAAAACTCTGCAATGCCCAACGCAATGTTGATTTGAATTTGCATATAAGACACGATGAAGTTGAACACTTCTTTGAACGCATCACGCACAACTTTGAACTTCACAGCCAATGCAACCATTGCAACACCAAACGCAATCACAGCAGCCACTGCGATGCCGATTGGGTTGGAAAACAACGCCACATTGAAAGCAACCTGTGCGACAGTGGCAGCAAGCATCACCAAACGCAATGCAGCCATTGCTGCTGTAACAGTCAAGATGATGTTGCCAAACGCACCCATATTTGCTGTGGCTTTGAAGAACTCACCAGACAAGAACTTGATGCCAGCACCAAGACCATTTTTCCCAACAATGTCAGAAAACTCTGAAACCACAGGTACAACATTGTCAATCACATACTGCGAGAACTTCTCTACATAGGGAATCAGAATGTTTCCCAAATCTTCAGCAGCGTTTCCAATAGCAACACGCATACGGTCAAACGCAGTCATACTGGCAATAGCAGTACCACCAACCTGCGCTTCAACTTCAGCAAGAATAATCTTCTGCGCATCAAGAGACTTGCCAGAATCAACAAGGGTTTTGATTTGTGCTTTCTGCTGGTCACTGAAGTTCACACCAGCACGCGTAAGAGCATTGATACCCTTCACAGGGTTTGACAAAGCCTTGCCAAGCATCTTGGCAGCAGCATCAGTAGAACCAAACACATTGCCCAAATCCAAAGCAGCCATTGAAGCCCTGTTGAAAATGTCGTTGCCTGCACCAACTTCATTGCGTACTTGTTTGAAAGTCAACAACAAGTTCATGCTGGTTTGAATCAACTCATCATCAATGCCTGTCTGATTTGATAACTGTTCAGACAAATCAGAAACCTGTTTGGCTGTCAAACCAGCAGCACCACCAGTGGCAGCAACAATGGCTTCAGTTTGCTTCATCACCTTCTGTGATTCATATGCAGCCTTGACAAGTGACCCACCCACAACGCCAGCAACACCAGCAGTGATTGCACCAAACTTTGCCATTTGCGCACCAAGAACACCAGCACCCTTGTTCAGATTGCCAAGAGCAAATTGGGTTTTCTGTCCTGCACCGTTCAGTTTTTTGAAATCAGCAATAGCACGCGTGACACCTTTTGAATCAAAAGTGCTTATGATTGGGACTACAACAGCCATGACTAGAGAGCCTTTCCGAATCTGCCCAATGCGTTACGAATCTGACCAGAAGCCTGAATTGATTGCTTGTTGCGCTTCTCTGTTTCATTGGCAATCTGCACTGTGAAACGCTTGCCGATGTTGTCAACAATTCGCATCACTTTGTTTTCTACCAGTGGATAGTTCTTCTTGGTTGATTTCCACATCACACGCGATGGTGTGCCAGTTGCATTCAGGTTCCTAACAAACTGCTGACCGACACTGCCAGAGCCACGCTGGTTCTTTGCCAAGTCAAACACAGAGCCAGCAGCATCAGATTGTTTGATACGCAAAATCGGATATGAATTGGTGCGTCTTACCTTGCGACCACCAACCTGAACAGTGACACCACGCTTCACCTTCTTGCTATCCCACCTAGGGAAGTCAGCACCAGCAGTGTCATTCATCTTGCGACCACGCTTGGTACGACCATACTTGACCCAATTGATATTGCCAGTTGATGACTTCCAAGGCTTATCGGGGAAATCGTTTGCAACAGCAAGACGCAAATCATTGGTGTTGTTTTTCAAATCGGCAACAATGATTTTGTAGGTTTCAGGCTCTAACTGACGCAAGGCTTGCAACACTGGTGCGACACCATGCACCAGATTGTTGGTCACTTCAGCCATGTCAATACCTTACTGTTGTTGCGTACTCTTTCTACGCCACATGATGTAGTCATGCATGGCGTGAATGTCGCGTTCATCTTCTTGAATTAGCACAGATGGTGCAATGCCAGATTCAACACACACAGTGATGAATCTTCCATATGTGCTTTCTAGTCCAAAGGGACTTGCTTTGTCACAACTTCTTCTGGTGCATCAGGAACTTCATCAGCAACCACATCAATTGTTTCAACAGTTTCAAGCCAGATATCAAACTGGTCTTGAATGTTCTTGACCCTGATTTGGGTTTTCCATGCAAGCCATGCAATGTCTGTCAAGCGCAGTTCTGTTTCAAACTTTGTGACGCTGCGATTCCATGTGCGTTCAAACGCTACGAAATCCGCAAAGATTGCTGTGCAGTCTTTTGTTGAACCATCGTTGAAGATGATTCGCATTTCCATTTTCATTTTGATGCTGTCCTTATTTGCTTAGGTTGTTGTCTTGACCAGTGTTCCACCAGTGAAAGAAAGTGATGTCATCACCAACTCTCCCACACCGCCTGCAACAGGTGAATGAGAAGCCAAGAAGGTTCCACTCAATGTGTATAGGGGGTTTGTTGCAGATGTTGATGCGCTGGTTGCTTTGACGGTCACAGTGGTAGTTGTTCCTACCAATGGATAAATCAACGCTTCCACGCTTGTTGATGGTGAACCAGCAGGAATTGTCACAGCGAAATCCTGCATTAGCGCAACTTCAAGTGAATTGTTTTGCAAACCACCAGCAAACTTGCGTGCGCCAGAACCATCAAAACTGGTTACTTCAATTGAATCAACTTCATAATTCAATGTGATGCTGTTGGCTTTACTTTGTACAGCCACACCAGCAATGGTGATGACTGCATCTGTGAGTGCAAGAACAGCCATGACTATGCAACAGCCTTGGTGATGGTTCCACCTGTGAACGAAAGCGTTGTCATAGCCAACTCTCCCACACCGCCAGCAACGGGTGAATGACTAGCAAGAAAAGCACCTGTGATTGTGTAAGAAGGATTTGCTGCGCCAACAGCACCTGATGTTGGCTTGATGACCAGTGTGGTTGTCGTGCCTACAAGCGGATAGATGGTGGCTTCAGTTTGTGATACTGCGAAGTCTTGCATTAGCGCAACTTCAACAGACAGGTTCTGCAAACCACCAATGAAGTTGTGGTTAGAACCAAACGCTGTGACTTCAACGGAATCAACTTCATAGTTGACGGTCACACTGTTGGCTTTGCTGCTCAACGCAACGCTGTTGATTGTGATGCTGGCATCAGTTAGGGCAAGAACAGCCATGACTATTCACCTTCCGTAGTTGTGGTTTTTTGTGTCTTTGATGAAACAACTTCAAGATGTCCACCTTCAAGCAACGCTTGCAAGTTTAGTCCTTCAAGTTCTGCTTCAGTAACAGTTGCACCTTGTTTGCCAAGTGTGCAGTTATCGCTGATTACTTTGAATGATTGCATTGTGATTCCTTTATGCGTAGATAGTTACGGAGAATGAAACTTGCAGATATTCTGCATCATCTTGTTCTAGTGCGCTGATGTTTGCAGATGATGCAACAACAAGATTCTGACAAGCACCACCCAATGTCAGGTCACCTTCAAGAGCAGCACGAATAGAAGAAGCACCAGTGGGTGACAAGAAGCCATCAAGGTTGGTGATTGCAACACGGTCAACCCATCTTCCAACAACTACATACACAGTCCAATCAAACTGTGTCATTGCGCTACCCATGCCCATTGTCTGATGATAAGACACAGTGTTCAATACGGGGTATGCGAATGGTGGGTTTAATTGTTCAGGCTGATACGAATACGCACGCACACCAGCGATGGTGTCAAGTCTTACCTGAAGCCCTGTTGCGATAGCAGATACAGATGACATCAGACAGTGCCTGCGCCAGCAGTAGGAATGATGAACTGTTGCAACAAGTCACGCACATCAGGGTCAACAGCACGCACCTGAATAGCCATGTCAGCAAAACCAACCACGCCTAGTGCAGCGTTCAAACGCGCAAACTGGCGCATTGATAAAAGAATCGCAGCCTGCTCAACATCGGCAGGTATTGCGTTCCAACCCCACTGCGCTGTGACCTGCACCATTGGCTTGTCATTGGCGAATGGGAACGAATAGCCATTGATGCAAACAATGCGTCTGTATGGCTTTCCTGTGATGGCTGTGTTCAATGGCTCTAGTTGGTACTGCTGTCCCTGTGTCCATGTAGTTGCGTAGGAACCATCACCAAGGCTGTCAATCTTTACTGTGACACTGCTGTTGGCAATGTCGTTCAGTACGCCACATTCATAGATGCTGGCAGGGTAAACCTGAATGGCTGTCTGCTGTGTCTTGTAGAACCACCTGTTGCAGTATCCATCAATTCTGCGTGACGCAGATTGAATAGCGGATTCAAGCAAAGTGTCATCAGCGTTGTCTGTCAGACGCAGTGCAGCCTTGACCTGTGCAAGTGTGCAGTATCCATTCACGATTGCCATTGCTAGTCAGTTGCACGCTTTCTGGTAGCAGGCTTTGCTGCACGCTCAACCATAGGTTCAGCAGTTGCAGTCTCAATAGGTGCGCTGGTCTTTGTGTAGCCAGCATCACGCAAAGCAATATCAACTTGCTTCACGCGGTCAGGAAGATTCCTGCGCACATATCCTTCACGCTCAATAAGAAGCGCATCAATCAATTGTGTGTTCATGTTTTCTTTCAAAGGTGATGGTGCTGGCTGCCGTGTCTCTACTCACAGCCAGCACCATCAAACTATTGAACCTTCAAGGATTAGAAGGTTGGGGTCACCAGTGCTGTACCAGTTACCTTTGCCCATGCGTTTGCATAGCGGTTGGCTGTGTATGCGCTGTAACCATAGACAACTGCAAGCACATCAAGTTGTGCAGCCTTTGGCTGGTCAAAGCGAAGGTACATTGGCGCACCGTCTGATTCTTCCCAAAGGTGCAACTCATTGGTATCACCAATGTAGATTGCGTCTTGGTTGGTTCCTGAACCTTGGTTGGTTGCAACATTGGCATCTGTGACCACAGGAAGTCCTGCGATTGCGTAGCCACTGTTTGCGTAGCGAACCACGCCACCATCGCCAACAGCAAGTGCGTTCATTGGTGACTGTGGAACAGGTACAGCCAATGGACGGTTGGTGCTGTCAAGGGCTGCAAGAATCCATGCCAAACGGCGTGGGTGCATGATGATGACATTGGGGTTGCCGTAGTAGGTGGTCTGAACCTTCTGAATTGCATCAAGAAGTTTTGGATACAGTTCAGCAACGGTTGGTGATGCATCTGTTGCGGTCACTGACTGACCAGCAGATGCTTCAATCTCTGCAACAACGGCTGCGTCAAGTGTCGTGTGGTATGAACGAATCAAGTCATTCATCACAAGCGCATCAACGCCTGTGCCACGCTCAAGAGCCTGACGGGAAACTGTCTGCTGACCAGCGATGGTGACAACGCTGATGTCCAACTTGGTGTCGTCCATGTTGGTTTCAGAAACAGCATCACCTTCTGTTTGTGCTGCTGTGCTTGAACCAGTGGTGACCTTGCTGATGCTGATGGTCAAACCAGCAGCAGGCAACTGATGCTTGGCTGCAACATCTGCAACGGGGCGACCAGCGCGTGCCAATGGTGCTGCAAGTTCAGTCAAGAACTGCGGAACAATCAAGCCAGCAAAGTTTGCTGAAGTTACATCACGGCGTTCTACACGCTCTTCATTCATGTGGCGTGCAAGACGCTCTTTGGCAACATAGTCATTGTTGAACTGTGCTGCGAATGCGTCAGCCAAAAAAGATGCGCTGCGGTTCTCGCGTGTGTAGGTGCGTGGTTCAGACTTGACAACAGCAGGTGAAATCAAGCCAGCCTGCGAACGCATCTCTGTTGCGCTTGCATTGCGTGCTTCAAGTTCCTTGTGCTGTGCAATCTGTGCATCAAGTTCTGATGCGGAACGAAGAGCAACACCAATGGTGTCATTCTCTTCTGTGGTTAAGTCACGCGCTTCTGCTTCTGCTGCATCAACGATGCCTTGTGCAGATGCAAGATGTGCGTCACGCTTTTCAATCAACTTTTCTGAAAGTGCCATTTGGGGCTTCCAATCTTGTAGTGGGTTTGTTGTTGTGGTGAGTGTCGCACTGGCGTGTGGCTAGTTGACGGCTCTTGCCATCGCAAGCGCAATTTGTGCTTTGCGTAGCGATGTTGAAGCAACGGTAGCAATCACTGTTTCATTTGATTGGTTGTTGCGAATCTCTGCACTGGTTTCTTCATAGGCAGGGTAGGTGACAAGGCTGACATCATGAAGCCTGACTTCTTTCAGTTCACGCACTGACCTGTCGCTATTCCAACCATCTTTGATTGTTTCAAAAGCAAAAGACATCTGTGTGACATCGCCACGCATCAACGCACTGCGCATCTTCACTGCGTCAGGGTTGTTTGGGTCTAGGCGTGCTTCCATGAATAAACCTTTGTCATCTTCACGCAGGGTCAGTGTGCCTGACTTTGTGCGTGCCAGTGGCACACCTGTATGGTCAATAAGCAAACGCACATCAGCACCATCATTGATGGTTTTCTTGAATGCACCCCTGCGCACAAACTCTGTCCAAGGCAACGGCTCTGATGGTGAATCAAACACGGCTGCATATCCACTGACAGTCCAACCATCTTCAGAATCGTCAAGCGCACGCAATTCAAGATTGGTGTATGCAATCTGCTTGCGCTGTTCATTGCTCTTGCTAATCACCCAACGATGTTCGCGCACTGCTGGTGCAGTTCTCTCTTCATCTTCAAGTTCAGCATCAAGATTGTCAATGATTCCTTGTGCGTAGTCCATAGTTCTTTGTGCTTCTTCCTTTGTTGAACCACTGCCCCACAGAAGATGCGCCACAACACCTGCTGTGATTTCACCATCTGCTGCGTCTAAGTCCACCATATGTCGTGCTATCCAAGGCGCAATTTTGCGCCACTTATCAACAGTGACTTCACCTGAAGCCATACTGCGTGCATCTTCAACGGTCTGTGGCTGAAGCCCATCACCAGACAATCCTTCTGCGTGGTATTCCAAACCACGCTTGGCATTGTCACGCATGAACTGTGGTGCTGATAAATCAATCTGGCGTTGCGCTCTTGAATCCATCTCAATTTCAAGTTCATCATCATCTTCATATTGAAGTTCTGATTCACCAATCTTTTCAGCGATTTCATCAAGAATGCTTTTCACTGCGTCATATGCACGCTTCAATGCGTCAACTTGCATTGATGGGTCTTGCTTCATTTCATACTGCTCATTCATATCATCATCAGTAATTAGTTCAATGTTGGTGAGTAGTGCGCGTTCTGCCCAATCACCCATTGGTTCTAGTTCTTCAGATAATGAGACAGCAACCATCTGGTCAATAGCGTCTTGCTTTGTTTGATGGCAACCAATTGTTTCAGGTGCGCTTTCAGGGGTATCAGCCTTGATGGTTGCCCACCCTGCGCAGTCATTCATTGTGTCACTGATGTAGTAAGGCATTCTTTTTCCTAGTCAGTAGGTGGGATAATCACACGCATATCAATGCTCTTGCCTGCTTCAGCGATTGCGTACAACGCAGTCTTTGGTGGAAGCCCACCAGCCAAGGGTGCGCCATGCTTAATGATGGGGAACCCTTCTGCAACAGTGACATCAGCACCGCCTATGTAGCAAGTCTCATTGTTGTTCACATGAAGAAATACAGGTCTGTTGATGTCATCAGCAGCCACTAGCAGTGTCACAGTATCGGTCACAGTTACTTTGTAAGCCTTCATTCATGCACCAAACTATCCACGCCCAATGTGGGCAAATCGCCACCTTCAACACCAGCGACAGGTGCGCCAGCAATACCAAGAATGAACTGGTCACCACCCTCATAAGGCTCTCTGCCTTCAATGTGGCGTGCCTCATTAGGTGTCAAAGTCCCTGACATAATCATTACTTGTTGTGCGCGCACACGGGTCAGCAAGTCAGCGCGTGCAAACTCATTCACATCAAAGCGCACCTGTTCATCAGGGGACATCAATTCAGTTATCAAATCTTCAAGCCTTCTGCACCAAGGCAACAGCGTGTGGCGCAAGAAGTTGATACCTGCTGATTCAACATTCTGATATGTCTGTGTGTCGCCACCAGAACCATTAATCATGTGCAATGGGATTCTGTATGCGCGTGAAATGTCACGCACAATTGCTTCACGATAGTTGATGGTATCCATGTCAGAAGCAGACACAGTGACACTGCGCCACTTCAAACCACCAGTCAAGACTGCTGGCTTGCGGTTCTTGTAGAGCGTGTCAACCCATGTCTGACGCAACACTTCTGCTGCTTCAGGTGACAAGTTGTTGTCAGTCTCTAATACTGAAGATGGCGTTGCGCCATCGCCATAAAACTGCGCCAAGAAACGGTCAATAGCGATGTTGGTTCCGATTGCCTGACGCAATGAATCAATGGGTGAAAGACCACGCACCTGATTAGGGAAACGCAACCAATCAACCTGCTTCAACACATCACTAGTGAACTGTTCAGAACTACCACTGATGGTGTAGATGCGTTCGCCATAAGTAATGCTGTTTTCATTGGTGTCAATTTGAATTGAAACCCTGTCAGGGTGAATGTTTCTCAACTCAACAACCATGCCGTTTTTGCGTGGTGCATAAACAAAGCAAGTGCCATGAATGGCAAGCGTGGCAATGAACTGGTGTACAAAGTCAAACATTGTTTGCTCTGCGTTGGGCTTGCGCAACACCAAAGGCTTTGACAGTTTTTCGTATCGGCTGTTGACTTCACGGTACAAGTCCAAAGGCATCAACGCGACAGAATCAGCAAGCAGTGTCACAGCAGCCATGATGGTTGTGCTGGTGAAGGCTGTGTTCTGGTCAACAATCTCACCAGCAGAAGAACCATACGCAGGTCTTGCAGTCAACCCTGATGGGTCAATGCTTGGTGGCAACTGGCGTTGCTCAACCTTCCTGAACAGGCTCATGCGTTGGCTTCAATCATCGCAACAACAGCAACACCAGTGACGATAAATCCACTAGGGATATGAATCATAAATACACCTGCGCAAGCAATAACAAGACCAATGGTTTCAGCAATCAACAGTTTCATGCCATCACCATACTGACGCAATCATAGGTTGTGGTGTACTAGTGCCACGCCTAGTTGCCCTGTCAATAGCCATGACTAGTGCAATGCACGCGTCAATCTTTCTGCGTGACTTACCTTTGGACAATCGCCAACCCTGTTCAGTCATGCGCTGTGCTGCTGACAACACTTGGTCAGTGAACATAGGTGAACCATCATGGGCAATCTTCTTGCCAACAATCAGTTCATATGTAGTACCGCAAGCAGGAATCATTCGCTGTGCTGATTGCGGAAACTCAACCATTGGCAACCCATCGTCATACAACGCTTCTGCTGAACGCTGAAAGAACGCAGGGTCATACGCAAACTCTTGAACATTGTATTCATTGTGCAAGAAGCGTAGGTGTTCTTCAATAGCGTGAATATCAATACCGTCAATATCGGGGTGGAATATCTTTGCCTTCACACCAATCTTCCCGTCATCGTGTGGCTGTGCAATCACAATGCCGATGCTGTCATGCTTCAACGCCATGTCAATGCCAACCCACGCAGGGTCATATGCGTTGATTTCACTTGCTGATGGATTGTTGCAATTGTCCCATGCGCCAGCAGGCAACCATGATTCTTGCGCACGCACCCACTGGTTCAGACGGAATCTACGCATTGCTGATTCAGATGACTGCTGTGCGCTCACACGCATATCTTCCATGTCAAGAAGTCCCAACGCCAGATTAGGGTTGGCAATCTTCCATTGCTTTTCGTCATTCACATTGCAATCAGTTTTGGCTTCCCACCACCACGCACCAAAGTAAGGGTCAACAACTTCACCAGCAGCAACCTGTTTGCCATATTGGTACAACCTGCCACACAATGTTTCTAGGTCATAACCAGCAGTAGTAATTGCCACCACTAATGGGTCAAGACGCGCACCAGAACCCATAGTCAAAGCGTCATACAAATCATCATTGCGTTGCACATGAAGTTCATCAAAGATGACCAGCGATGGGTTCAAACCCTGCGCCAGTTTTCCATCAGCCGACAACACACGGTACACAGCGTTTGTTGCAGGGACTTCAATCGCGTCACGATAGACCTTGCATTCAGGCATCAGCGATGGTGATTGAACAATCTGTTGTTTGGCTTCTTCAAACACAATGCGTGCCTGCTGTCTGTCACCTGCTGCTGAATAAACTTCCGCACCTGCTTCACCAGCAAACAACCCATACAGCGCAAGCGCAGAACCCAACAGTGATTTGCCTTGCTTACGGGGCAACCCAACCAGCGCACGCTTGTATCTCAAACGCCCATTGGCGTTGCGTTCTAACATTGAACGCAGAAGCCACTGTTGCCAATCAGTAAAGACCAAAGGCTCATGCGCTTTGACACCCTTAGTCAAACGCAAGAAGTGTTGCGCAAAATCAATCACATCATCACCATCACTAATCTTGCTGATGCTTGGTGTGTAGAACGCAGGTTGCCACAACTGCTTAGGCTTCATTGGCACGCTTCTTTGCAACAGACTTTCTGAACAATTCCATCTGGCTTTCAACCTGCACTGCTTGCAAACCCAATCGTGAACGGTCAACAGGTGTAAGACCCAACGCACAAATCAGCGAGAACCTTTGCTTCTCTAACATTCGCAGCGCAGACCTATCGTGATAATCACCATCAACAATCACCTGCATACGCAACGCAACATACTCTTCAGTCATCTCGCACAACATCTGCACCAGTTCAACATCAGTGTCAGGTCTAACCCACACAGCCGATGAAGCCCACAACGATTGCCACAACTGTTCACCAGCACCACCCTTCACCAACGGTCTGATTGGCTTAGGCGCACCAGCCTTCTTCACATCAACAGTCTGTTTCACAACAGCAAGTTCAGTCACGCTTGCCTGACCCAACCTTGCTTTGGCTTCAACAGGTTTCTTGTTCCTGCCACCACTGTTCCGATTCCCTGTCACTTGGTTTCTCTCTCTGCTGGTTCTCTCTCTTGCGTGGGTGATAAGCCCAACGCTGATTCGCTCTGATTGTACACAGAGAGA